CATACCTATCTAGACCTAGACGACGACGGGTATTCAGAGCCGTATGTTGTCACCTTTGAAAGACAAAGTGGTGAAATTTTACGAATTTGTGCAAGATTTGATGAAGACACTATCCACATTGATGACGAAGGCAACTTACAGTGTATTGATCCTATTCAATACTACACCAAGTTCGGTTTTATTCCCAATCCTGATGGTGGCTTCTACGACGTAGGCTTTGGCCTGCTTCTAGCTCCACTAAACGAGTCTGTAAACACTCTTATCAACCAGCTCTTGGATGCTGGTACACTAAGCAACCTGCAAGGTGGCTTCTTGGGTAAGGGTTTGAAGATGAAGATGGGCGAATCTCGCTGGCAACCGGGGGAATGGAAGCCGGTTAATAGCACTGCTGACGACCTGCGTAAGCAAATTGTTCCTCTGCCTGTTAAAGAGCCCAGCAATGTGCTTTTCCAGCTCATGGGGAGCCTAATTTCTTCAGGTAAGGAGCTGGCCTCAGTAGCAGAAATTTTTGTTGGTAAGATGCCGGGGCAAAATACCCCTGCAACGACCACAATGGCTACTATTGAGCAGGGAATGAAGGTATTTACAGCGGTGTATAAGCGAGTATACCGTTCCCTGAAAGAAGAGTATTACAAAATCTATTGTCTAAATCGTGTCTATATGGACCCTAATAAGTATGCAGCAGTGCTGGATGACAATATTGGACCTAATGATTTTGATGAAGAAACTTATGATGTTTGTCCTGCTGCTGATCCAAACACTGCCACTTCTACAGAGAAACTGATGAAGGCGCAAGGTTTGTTAGAACTCCTACCTACAGGTATCCTTGATCCTGTAGCGGTTGTCAAGAGAGTCCTTGAGGCTCAAGAACAACCAGATTGGGAGCATCTGCTTACTCAGCAAATTCAACAAACTGGTCAAATGCAACCTCCTCCCGATCCCAAGCTTCAGGAAATGCAAATGAAGGGTCAGCTAGAGCAGCAAAAGGCTGCAATGCAATCCGAAATGGCACAACATAAAGCACAACTGGAAGAGAGAAGCGCGCAAGTGCAGCTCGCCATGAAGGCACAAGAGCATAGTTTGGAAATGCAACATAAAGCAAATGTTGCAACCATTGATGCTGCTACCAAGCTACACATGCAAAAAATCTTTAGTGCTGCTGAGCAGCTCAAAGTAAACCAGCAACTGGTTCAAAACAGCCAGAAGCATAGCCAAGCAATGTCTCACCAAGAGGAGAAACAAAAGTTAGCGCAAAAGACAGCCTCATCGAGTGGCAAGAACTCGAATTCACCCAAGCGGTAATGCGTATTTTCCAAGAGAGAAAGAAAATTCTCCTGGAAACCCTACAAGACAACGCGGGTGAAGATTCCCTAAAAGACCGTTTTAACTGCGGATATATTGCTGCAGTTAATGACATCCTCAACATAGATGTAGAAGAGGTATCAGTAGATGATTGAACCATGTGGTCACAGGCTTGTAATTAAGCCGTTCAAGTTGGCAGACGTAGACGTAGACCTTCAGCGTGCGCGTGCACTTGGTCTTACAGTTGTACGTGAAAACGAAAAGCGAGAAGACGCGTCGGTGGACAAGGGTATTGTTCTCGCCGTAGGTCCTACTTGTTGGCCCGATCAGGAGCCCTGGTGCAAGGTTGGTGATACCATCATCTTTGCTAAGTTTGCTCCTAAGTTCATTGATGATCCTGAAACCAAGGACACTCTTGGTATTCTCAATGATGAGGATGTAGTTGCTGTTTTAAAGGAAACAAATGTCTAAAGAACTAAACACTGAAGTTGTAGAAACTTCCACTAGTGAGACAACTAAAGAACTTTCTCCTACGGAACAAAAGGCCCTTGAACAAGGGTGGCGTCCTAAGGAAGAGTTTAATGGTGATCCAGAAAGCTTTATTGATGCCGCTGAGTTTGTCCGTAGAGGCGAACTGTTCTCCAAGATTGAACATCAATCTAAGGAACTGAAGCAAGTCCGACAGGCCCTTGAAGCCCTGAAGGATCATCACAGCAAAGTTAAGGAGACTGAATACAAGCGTGCTCTAGCTAGTCTAGACTCTGCCCGTAAGCAGGCTCTTGCTGACGGAGAAACAGAACGTTTCTTCGCTCTGGAAGAAAAGATTGAAGAAGTAAAGGCCGAGAAGGCTGAGTTTGACGCTGAGCTTAAGAGCGTACCCACTGAAACTGCCTCTGCACAACCTCCTCAGGAGTTTGTTAATTGGGTGAATCAGAACAAGTGGTATGAATCTGACAAGGCTATGCGTGCTTATGCTGACCGCCTTGGGGCTGAACTTGCAAGCTCCTATCCTCCTGCAACTGTCCTCACTATGGTGGAAAAGGAAGTTAAGAAGGAATTCTCACACAAGTTTACCAATCCTAAGTCGTCACGTCCTATGGCAGTGGAACCTGCTGGTCGAGGTGGTGTGAAGTCTGATAGCTTCTCCATGTCCTCAGAAGAACGTGATATTATGCGAAAGTTCGTCCGAAGTGGCGTTATGACGGAATCCGAGTACGTCGCAGAGTTAAAGAAAGTGAAGGGCCTATAATATGAGTATCCCTACCCGTGGTGCAAGAGCTACCCGTACCCAACGTGTTCCAGTAACTGAACGAAGTGTTCTCTCTGTTAAGGGCAAAGAGCCCGGCTTTCATTATCGAATTGTTAATGACCAGGGTGACCGCGTACAGCAAATGCTAGACGCTGGCTACGAAATTGTTGAGGCATCTGCGGTGCAAGTGGGCGATAAGCGTATCAACGCTGTAGCTGCTGAAGGCACCAAAGCACAGGTTTCTGTTGGTGGTGGTACAAAGGCATTTGTCATGCGACAAAAGCAAGAGTGGTATGATGAAGATCAAACCGCAAAGCAAGCCCGAGTTAACCAGTCCGAAGAAGCAGTTAAAAATCTTCCTGGCTTCACCGGCTCTGTAAAGGTGAATAGGGATTAAATGGAGAATATTAAATGGCTAGTGTACCTGCAGGCTTTCGTCCTGTAAAACACATGAACGGTTCTGCCTATAATGGGCAGGTCAACCGTTACATGATTTCCGCTTCTGACACCGCCGCCACTAACGTTGGCGACCTTGTTCAGCTTTCTGATAATGCTGCTCTTGTTGATGCTGCAACTGGCTTTGGTGTATACCCTGCCGTTGAACGTATCGGCTCTGGCACAGCAGTTCCCATTGTAGGTGCCATTGTTGGTTTCGAGGTTGACTACTCGAATCTAAACGCTGGTAACTATCGTGCTGCTTCTACCCGTCGAGTGGTTCTTGTTGCTGACTCGCCTGACCTAATTTTTGCTGCTCCTCAAGACGCCGTTGGCGGTGTTGTGGCTGCTGCTTCTGTTGGTCTGAACGTGTCGATTAACCTTGGCACTGCTGCAACCACGCAGCCTTATGCTTCTGGCATGAGCGTAGACAGTTCCACTGTTGCTACTACGGCAACCATCCCTCTGCAAATTATGGGTGTTACTGCTTCACCTGACAACGACGAAACTTCCACTTCACGTCCTGCAGAGCTGCTTGTTCGCATCAATACTCATCAGTATGGTGCTGCTGGCTTGGCTGGCGTTTAAAGGAGAATAAATAATGTCAGGTATTATCAATAGTTCCAGTTTTGCCAAAAGCCTATGGCCCGGCGTAAATGCTTGGTACGGCAAAGCATATGCTGAGTACCCCGTCGAATACACTAAGCTGTTCGACACCTTTAAGTCAACTCGTGCGTTTGAAGAAGACGTTGGTGTTACTTCGTTTGGTCTTGCAATGGCTAAGCCTGAAGGCGCGGCAATTAGTTATGACACCGAACGCCAAGCGTTTATCACTCGTTACAGCCATGTAGTGTACGCACTAGGCTTTGTCATCACCCGTGAAATCATGGAAGATGACCAGTACGATGTCGTTGGTCAACGTAAGGCTCAAGGTCTTGCGTTCTCTATGCGTCAAACTAAGGAGCTAATCGCTGCTAACGTATACAACCGTGCTTTCAACACTTCGTATGTTGGTGGTGATGGTTCAACGCTGATTGCCTCGGCTGCTGGTGGTTCTGCAAGCCATCCTCTGTTTGCTGGTGGCACTGCTACTAACGGTCCTACAACCGCTGCTGACCTTTCAGAAGCTGCTCTTGAGCAGGCTATGATTGACATCGCGGGTTTCACCAACGACCGTGGTTTGCTGATTGCTGTGCGTCCTAAGAGCCTCATCATCTCTCGTCAGAACATCTTTGAAGCTAAGCGCCTCACTGCTCCTGATGGTCGTCCTGGTGTTGACACCAACGACGTGAATGCTCTGAAGAGTCTTGGTATGGTTCCTGAAGTGGTTGTAAATCATTATCTGGTTGATCCTGATGCTTGGTTCATTCGTACTGATGCTCCTCATGGCATGAAGTATTTTGAACGCCGTGCTGACCAATTCGAAATGGATAACGACTTCGACACCGAGAACGCTAAGTTCAAGGCCACGGCGCGTTATAGCTTCGGTTGGACAGACTGGAGAGGCATCTACGGTTCACCTGGAGCCTAACCAACCAAACTATTTAAAGCCTCTTAATTGAGGCTTTAATATAAAGGAAACTCTATGACCGTACCAACTAGTCAAGTTGGGCTTAGCCATCCTAAGCCACGCGAACTTCTAACGAAGATTTTTAAAATTTCACGTAGTGACACCACTGCTGCTGTTAAGGCTGCTCTGCCAAAGAGTGCCTACATTCTTGGTGCTTATGTCATTGGTGGCGTTGCTTCAGACGCAGCTACCACGGCCACAATTAGTTTCGGTAGTTCTGCTACCGCTACTGAGTATGTAAGTGGCTATGACGTAAAGGCTGCTGCCACTGGTGAAGGTTATTCTCCTGTGGGTGCTGCTGCCGTAGGCTCTGCCTTCGGTGTAGCTCTTGCTTCAGATGTAACTATCTATGGTAAGTATGCAGAAACAGGTACTGCCTCCACGACTGGTGGCCCTTGGATTGTGAAGCTAGAATACTTCGTCCCAGGCCCTGGCGAAGCTGTAGACGACTAACGAAAGGCCGCCATAGTGCGGCCTTTTCTCATGGAAAGGTTGGGTTATGTCTGACAATGTTTTTGTAAAATCAGGTCGTGTTACGGACCTACTCGTAGGTGCTACTGCTACCTCTACTGGTGACTGGCAGTTTAAAGATGCTCCTCAAACTAGTTTTCAAGCTACAGTAACTGGTACAGGT